TTATCTTCTACAACTGTGCCATAAGCTTTATCAGCAACGGTAGCACCATAATTACCACCATCTAGTTTTTTAAGTTGCACAACAACAACTGTGTTAGGTGCAAGAGCACCTGTAATTGTTATAGAATTTCCAGATACTGTATACGCGCTAGTGTATTCTACGTATGTACCCGCTACGCCTGTAGGGCTTGTATATAATTTAAAATTATTTAAAGCGTAACTTGCAGATGTAGGTGCAAATGCTTTAAAAATTAAATCAGTATTAAATGTAGTTGTAAAGACTTGACCAGCGGTACCACCTGCATCACCAATAAAACCCTGAGCACCTTCGTAATATTGTCTATTGTTTTCTGTAAGTAATGCCATGTGTTAGCTTTTTTGATTTATTTCGTCTTGTTGTATTTCGTTGGCCGCGGCTTGTATTATTTGAGGATCTCTAATTATAATACCTGAATATTGTAGTATTCTTAAAATAACCTCTACTTGTTCGTTGTTGTTTATTTCAAAGTTTTTAGAATTATTAGAATCGTAAACATATTGACCTAAATTTCCAGTAGAAAAAGCCCAAGTTACATTAAGTGGTTTTCTAATAAAAGAAGCTTCTATACCGGAAGTAATGTCAATAGGTCTTACAAATAGTTTATTATTTTCGTATAAGTATGTAGGAAATGATTTTGTTGATTTCGTAAGTGGAGATGCTTGTATATTGTAAAATTCATTACGTTGTAATCTTTGTAATTCTACTTGATTGCCTGCTACAGGCGTATATGCAACTGTTCCAAGTCTATAAAAAGCTACTTCGTCATTTCCAGGATTATCATTATAAACAACCGTAGCTCCACTAATAGTATCTGTAGTTGGTAAAGAAAAATTATTAACATTAAAAGCACAAGATCCAATAGCTTTAAATACAGATATATTTTCATCAATATTTAATTGTCTATCAGAATAATCGTAGTCTGCTTGTGGCACTCGTAGCTGTTGATTTAAATCATCAAAGTATTGTTCAAATATATCTAATTGAACCTGTGTAGCTGTTTTGTTAAACTCATCAGGTGTTATATAACCACGCTGTTCTTTATTGAGTATAAGTAAAACGGTTTGATATACAGTATTTACGTTTATTGCCATTTATATTTTTTATTTATATACAGGGCGCATTACACGCCCTTGTATATTATTACATGCTACAGAAGTTTTTTCTCTATTGATTTATAAACTTCTACGCCTTCGTCTGTTTTAAACCACGCAGCCATTGCTGAATATGGGTTTTCATCAAACGGTACGTTCATTAGTTTTCTTCCATTACTACCCCAATTGAAAGATCTTTGATCTTGTGACAATGTAACTACTCCATTTTCAACAGCCATTATAGCTATGTTTCTTAATTGTACATTTTCGTCATTTGCTAACTCTATAAATAAGTTAGGATTTTTCTTAGCGAATAATAATAAATCTCTTTTAAGTTCCTTAGAACTCATCTGAGAGACTCTAGAACCAAGTTCAACTCTAAGTATTGCTTCAGCTTGATCTATTGCCATTGATTTAGCAGCATTAAGAGCTTCTATTTCTTGTTCAATAACATCAAGTTCATCTTCAGCATCAGCTTGTAGATTTAACTCTGTGTATATTCTTTCTTTTAGTGGGTGATATAAGGAAAGTAGCTTCTGTAAATTTTGTTTTTGTTTTGGAACTGATAACACTCCATCTTTAAACATAATATGACCTAAAGTTACTTCACCTTTTTGTTCATCAACTAATGGTGAGTCTTGATTTGTTGCATATCTTATTTCTCTTTGTTTTCCATTATTCTGATCGAAATAAAGTAATGCATGTTTTTTTGTATGTCTACCTGGTATTTTTAATGTTAAAGGAGATTGATTACCTTTTAAGTAATATGTTCTATCTTTAATTTCCCAAGTAGGTTTAACTTCTTTTTTTGGCGTAGGTTTTACTACTACCTTTTGAGGTGCAACCTCAATATTTTCTGCTTTAGCTTGTTTAGCCATGATATAATAAAATTAAATAGTTATAAAAATAATACCCCGCCCTTAGACGGGGATATTATTAAGTTTGAATCATTATTAGATTCCTTTGAATAATACAAAGTTGTTAGCAGCTTGAGTTACTAAACATCTTTCAGATAGGAAGTTTACTTCCATTGCATCAAGAGTTGAAGTAAATGCACCACCAGCAGAACCAGTCAACCAAGACTTCATACGACGGTCATCACTTTGTGATGCTCTATATCGTACGTGCAAGAATGGACGACGGATGTTAGATCCTAAAATTTGATCGTAAACAGTAGAAGTTCCAGCAGGTATTAATACACCTTCAACAGAATTTACTCCTGTAATACCACCACGAGTAGAAGCGTCATTTAGATATTTCCAATCAGTCTTATAGAAATCGTAAGAACCTCTACGGAATCCTGAGAATCCTAGGTTCAATGCCATTTCTTCAGAGTTTTCGAAAAGACCAAATGCAGTACCTCCAGCGAATCCACCAGAAATAGAAGCTAGCATATCATCAAAATCTAAAGACGTTTGTCTTTGTAAGAATAACATGTTCTCTTCAATAGCTCCTTGAGTATCTAAGTTTTTCAAGATAGCATCAAACTCATCAAGTCCAGCAGCAGCAGTAAATCCTACTTCTACGTTACCTCTAGCTTGAATAGCAGCGAATAAACCTTGAGTACCAGGTAATGTAGCAGCTACGTAAGGTTGACTTCCTGCAGCAACAGTTTGGTTAAGTTCACCTTCAACAAGTGCCATTTCTAAGTAATCTTCAAAACGTAAACGAGTTTCAGATTCAGCTTTTAAATACCATAGATATCCAGAAGTTCCGTCTTCAGTAGCAACTTCAACCCATCCAATTTGAGCCATATCAGAACCAGATACTACGTATTGATCTCTAATGATAATTGGAGAGTTAGAAAATTGAGTTAACTGAGGTTCAACGCTTTGACGTACAGCACTGTTAGCAGTGTTACCTTGAGCAGCACCTATGTTTAAAGCACCACCAATAGTAGTTCCTTTTGTATAAGCAGAACCGTATACAAACACTTTAAGACCACCAGTTGCGTTAGCACCAGAAGCAGTAATACCTTGAGCACTTAAAGTTGTTCCAGTAAAAGATTGAACTGTAATCTGTGCAGATCCAGCACCACCAATAGCAGTAGCAGTGTTAGTTGCTAATACAATTGCTTTTGCTTCAGCACCTGTTACAGGGTCTAATACAACAACAGTATCATTGATAGATATAACGTTGATTGCAGTAGCACCACCACCAAGAGTTATTATAGATGGGTTAGTACCAACACCACCACCATTAGCCTGACCACAGCTTGCATATGATATATGTAATCTGTTTTGTTCAGACCAAATTACTTGATCAGATGTCATTGGCATTTCAGCGCCAACCATTCTTAAGAATCCAGATAACGTTCTGTTTCCATAACGCTCTACTTCTTGTTCGTAAATTTCAGGTAAATACTGTTGAGCAAAGTCACTTCCAGCACCTGTGTTAAATTGTAGGTAGTTTGAAGCCAAGATCTGTTGAGTAGACGATGGAACTAAACTACCAAATTGCGGAGTTAAAGCCATAATTATAATTTTTGTTAGTTAAATTTTTTAGTTTTGATTTTTAATTTTGAAGAATCAAGACCGCTAACCGATTTTACTTTTAATCCATTAACAAATACATCACCAGAAACAGTTTGCCTAGGTTTGTTACTTATATTTTTAGATTTAGCCATAACATCTTTAACAGCATCGGCCTTGCCTTGCTCATAAAAATGTTGTGCTATAGTATCAGCATTTCGCGCTGCGTATAAAGCTTTGTGGTAGCCTTTAGCATCTTGTATTTCTCCTTTGTCATTTAAGAACGTCTTAATAAAATTTGAAATATCAGATTGTTGCTCTGCTACCTGTGTTGGATTTTTAATACTATATCTAAATTTCTTATTACTAACTTTAAAATCGAAACCTTCGAAATTATCAGTAAAAAGATTAGATGTTTTGTTTAAAAAAATATCTTGTTTCTGCTTTATAGAGTTTTGCTCTTCGTTGTATCGGTTGAAAAAGTCTGTTGCTTTTTGTTGATCTTGAGTTACTCCGGGTCTCAACTTGATTTCGTCGTAATATTTATTCTTAAGATCTTCTAAAAAGTTTTTAGCTTTTGCAGCCTCCTCTTTAAACGCAATTTTCTTTTTGCGTATATCTTTTGGTTCATCTATGTCTTCATCATAATCAAAGTCCTCTAATAAAAGACTTACATCTTCAGAATCTAAATGTGGTTTTGTTTGTTTATAATACTCTCGTATTAAAGCTTGGTTATCAATGTTGGTGTAATCTGCATTAAGTCTAACATAGTCTTGTACAGTACCACCAGTCTCTTCCATAAAAGAAACTAGCTTTTCAATATTTTCAGGTAGAACTCTTTGCTCTTGAACAGCTTGCTCTACTTCTTTTGCTACTTCAGTTTGTTGTTCTTCAGTATCTTCAACTATAGTTAAAGGAGATTCTACTCCTTCGTCGGAGGTCCGTACTTCTTCAACCATTTCTTCGCTGTCGCTACTGTCTTGAGACTCTTCGATAATAACATTGCTATCATTTGTCTCTTGTGTTTGAACGGCATCAGTATCTTCTTTTTTGATTACTACTTTTTTAACATCTGGTTCAATATCTATTAAAGGTTCTTTAATATTTACTTTAATAGGTTCACCTGTATTATCATTTAAATTTTTAGGCTTAGAAGGAGTTTTTATTTTAAACTCTCCTTCTTGTTTTATTTCTTCTGACATAATATAATAATATAAAATTAAAGGATTTTATTTTCAACGAGGTTCAAACTGTTCTAGTCCAAATCCTCCTAGTGAGTCAAATCCAGATGACTCAAAGTTTTTAGGTAGTTCATCGTTTTGACGCTGTGAAATCATTTCTGATTGTTGTGTACCTATAATTCTAGCACGTTCGTCTTTACGATCTTCTATATCTTGCTCTTTAGCTTTTTCAACATCAGCTCTAGCTTTAGCAAGTTGTAAATTATATTGAAACTCTTGCTCCATAAGCTCTCTCTTTATTTGAGCTTCTGTCTGCATGCGTTGTATTTCAAACTGAGATTTGCCTTGTTCTAACTGTAACTTACCTTCATTTAAAGTCTGTTGTTTTTGAACTTCAGCCATAGCTGCTTTTTCAGCTGACTGAGCGTTTGCCTGCGCTTGCGCTTGGATGTTTGTTAGTTGAGCTTGCTGAACTTGTTCTGCTTTTATCTTTTGTCTATATTTTAAAAACTGATTAGCTAATTTTAAATTACTAATTTGCCTTATATCAATAGCATCAGATAAATCTATAAGACCGCCTTGCAGAGCAACTTGTATATTTCTTTCTAACAATTGAGCTTCTTCTTCATCTGGTTCTAATTCTAGAAAAATACCAAACTCATGTGTATTTAATTTATTTATCTCTTCTAAAGTAGATACGTTAAATTGATTTATAGAGTTTAGTAAAGCTTCTTTAGTTAACGGGAAGCTTAACATATCGGATATTCTTAAACTAATATTTTCAGCTGAACGAACTGTTAAATACATTAAAGACTGTAGTATGTGTTTAGTAGCTGTATTAGAAGCTGCAGCTGCTAATTTTTGTAAACCTACTAATGAATCTTTAGCTGGTTGACTACCATCTCTAGCTTCATTTAATCCGGTTACGTCTCTAATCATTTGTAAATAATACTGATACGTTTGTATCAACGCTTGTATCTTAGCCATACCAGAAGATGTTTGTAACTCTTGAATAGGTACTTTACCTCTGTTAGGATCGCCATCTTGTGTTAAGCTTCTACCAACTATACTACCAGTTTGAAAGTACATGTTTAAAGCTTCGGCGGGATTATAATTAGTACCGTTGCCAAGATCAACTTCTGCCAACCCATCTACATCTACATACACACCATCTGGTACCATACGTGATAGCACTTGTTGTATTTTAAGGTGAGTAATCTGTATCATATCAGCAAAGCCAATACACTTACTTACAACACTTTCTATTCTACCCTTGTACATACGAGGAGCAGATATAGCATAATTCATTTGAACTTTAGTCTGATTGCTATATGGCCTTGTCATATTTTCTGCCAATTCCCATTTAAGCATTTTTTCTTGACCTAGTATTTTAGCACCACTATATAAAACTTCTATAGCTCTATGAACTCTATTAAAGTTTTCACTTTCAGGCGGGTCAAAAGTATCGGGCTTTTCAAGAGCTTTTTCAAGACCTTGATCAGTTTCTTTTATTTTAAATACTTGATTAGAATAAGTTTTGTATTCAAAATATAATACTTGTATTAGATTAGTATCGTAATCATAATTATAAAAATTATTTCTATAATTATTATTACCTGAATATTTTTGTATTTCTTCTAAATCTGATTGCGTTAAATTAGGAAATTGTTTTTTAATTTCTTCAAGAGATAAACTTTTAACTTCACCTACGTAATATATATCTTCAAAATTAGGATCATCAGTATAAGAATAAACTAAATTAGCTGGATCTACATAATCAACAGTAATACCATTAGCTAAATTAAAATTAGTTTTAACAGCTGATATACCTATAACTGCTAAGTCGTAAGCTAAACGTTTTTTTGTTTCTTTATATTTATTATAATCAAAAACATTAGATATAGCTTCTTCTTCTGCTATTTCTATAGCTTGTTTATAATTCAACTGTAGATACATATCTAGCTCTTGCCTGTTTTCAGGAAGTTGTTCTGGATCTGGTGTTTTAAAAAAGTTTTTGCCAGTAATATCATTAAACTCTTGTATTAAATCTTTGTTTGTTATATCACGTAAGGCATTAAAAGCATAATCAGTTCTTTCTTTTAAAGCATAAGGATCTGATGCAAAAGATTTTATTTCATAACCTTTATCAGTCATGCCATTAACTACTATATCTACAAATTTAGATAATACAGCTACTGGTTTCCAGTCTAAATTAAGATAAGACAAATCACCATTTATAGATAATTCATCTTTGTATTTAGCTACACTTTGCTCTCCGCGAGCATAAAGTCTTAAATCATTAAACCTAGACCAGTTATTCCCAAATCTTCCGCCGTTTCCAGTTCCTCTATCTCCTCTAAACCATTCACCTTCTACAGCTGTGGCTACGGCTAAACCATATTCGTAAGTCTTTTTCTCTGCGTCTGGTACTACCTGACTTGGAAAAGTGCTACTAGAATTAGTATAAATCATCTATTTTATTATTTTTGAAATACTACCTTGATTATCAAACTTCTTGAAACCCAAAGGA